AGCATAGTCACCATTGTTCATTGCATTATTGACGTCCACCGCCTTAAATCTAAAAGAATCGGTTCTTGGGTTGTCGTTAGGAGCAACAATGGGATAAATGGATTGAAGCTTTTCGCCGGCGCCCTTAGCATCTAGCAACAAATCATGCATTGCATCGGGTGCAAATGGTTTTGGGTCTGTGTATAAGTTATCATCTTCTGGGAAGATGCTTATTTCAATTTCTCTACCTTCCCAATCCACTGGATTTCCAGAGCCATCTCTGGTGCTTGGGGAAACAAGATAAAGTTCAGAGTTGTTATCTGGTGTTCTGGCACCAGAAAGAAACAAGTCTTGAAATGTTCTTGTTATAGTAAGCAAGTCTTCGATGCGTCCTTGAGAACGCAGAACTTCTACTTTTGTTTTCAGAAGACGACGATAAATGAAATCTGGTCGTCCTACTCTTTCCTCGTCGAGAATAGAACCACAAATATCTAACTGATTCCCCTGTGCAGAGTCCAGATTCAACACTAAGGACTCCACATCAACAATTGCATCATCCAACTTTTGATGAATTGAAAGAGAAGCAGATACAACAGCTTCCATTCTTGGCTTGCCTACATACTGCGAAATAAGCAAAGCAGAACCTGTTACTACTACATCTCTTTTTGATAATACCATTTTTTATAACCTTGGATAATGAGCGAATCCCGTATATTCTCTCTAATGTTCAAACTTTATTTGGAGGACAACAACCTTCAGAACAAAAACAACAACCGCAGCAACAGCAGCAATGTCTTTTAGAAAAAAGATTTGAAAGACGATGAAGGACAAGTTTAATCATGGAGTACCTACAGAAGAATTGATGGTGATATCGGTGCTGGCGGTAATGACAGCAATTTGACGAATGGAGATAGCTCTTCTAGTGGGGGAGCCATCGACTTGTGAGTTTTCTACGGCAAGAATTCCTGGAACATCATCGAATACCCAGTGTGCAATTTGTGAAGGTGAGGCATCGAGTCCTGGGACCCAGGAGGCGGTTGCGTTTGAGATAATGGTTTGTTTGACGAAATCGTCACCAGGATAAACAGAGCCTGGACGATAGATGACATCCATTGAGATGGCTACTGGGATTTCGACTGGTCGAGAAAAAGAAATCGTGTGCAGATTACCTGACGAATCGGCTACATCAAATTGAGTGTTGCCATAAGTTGGAGCACCGGCGGACTTTGAACGGAAAATACTGGTTGCAATGTCCTCGTCGGTTGCTGATGGACCATCTACTACTACTTCAATTGAATAAGCTGGTTGCAAATTTACTGTGCTTGATGAGGTGTTTTCAAAAACAGTAACAGAGCGTACTCCAGAAACCCTTGAAGATATGTCTGCTCTAATGCCATTGACAGAGGTACTACCTGCTTGAAACAACTCTTGCACTCTGCGGAAGCGTAGTTCTGAATCTGATTCGATGTTGGTACCCTGGCTAAGATTGGAGGTACCTTGAATTGAATCCCAACCAGCTACTGGTGATGCTATTTCGGTTAGGGAACCATTGCCAGTAGCACCAAGAATGACATTAATGGGACCAGTATCTAGAGCCCGCATTAAAACATTTGAGGCTGTGAATGGCGTAGTTGTAACGACGATGTTGTCAACATTCTCAAACAGGGAAGATTCGTTACCTACTGGATTGGCAAGAAGAGTTCCTGAGGTATAGGTTCCGGTCTGTGAAAAGAATAAGGAAGCAGACAATGTCGTACGGGTAGCTTCTCTGCGGTAAACTCCGTTGAATGCAGCAATTCTATCGAGCGCATCTCCAGTTGCAGCAGTAGGATCCATTGCATTGTAGACAGCAGCCAAGGCTTCTTCCAATAGGGTTGTGTCTTGAGCGATGATTGCTACAAATTGTCCGAGAGGTGAGGTTGTGCTTAAATCGATGTTCTCGCCTAAGGCAGACTTGAGTGCAGCTTCTAGTTCTGCTTTTGTTGTCATTACGGTTCTTGTAGACAATCCTGTTGATAATAGTTGTGCCATTGATCTGGTTACCTTCTGTTGAACAAGGATAGTTCTTCGTTTGTCATAAATATGGATTCGCTACTTTATGCACTTGTTCTGTTAAACAGTCTGAATTTAAACAAGTTTAAGATGACTTTAAAGAGCCTGAGTTACTCGTCGGAATATCTTTAAAAGATTTATAATAAATCTTCTGGGTATAGTGCAAGCTTGTATTTTTGTTGTAATGGGGAATATGGCTTGCTCCAGGTTTTATTGTTGTTAGTCAGCATTTGATTATATTCGTTTAGATTGACGAGATAAAGAAGATGGTATTCTGGTGGATTGGACCAATCAAGCTTGGTTGAGGGACTTATAACAAAAAGAGAAGCTATATTGATAGCTTCTCCGGGTGAGTCTAAGTTTTGGAAGGTGGCTGGGTCTTTTTTTGAGAAGAGCCAAGAGGGTTTATGATAGTTGGCAGTGGACTTTACATGAACATTGATTTTGTTTTTGATGGATTGAATATCTGGATCATAGGACTTGTTTGAATTGGTGTAGATTTGGAAGTCTGGCTGGGATAGGTGGGTTATGCTTTGTTTTAGGATATGGTAAGCCGCAATTTCTGCTCCTTTGCCATAGGCAATGTCTTCAAGCATTTTTTGTTTTGAGGGTGCTCCCCTTTTTTTATAAAGACTGTAAGAAGATTCGATTTGATTTTTGGCGTAATGTTGGCTTAACCGCCATTCCCATTTAGAGAGCTTGAAATGGATGTTTGTTTGTACGCAAATGGATTTGTTCATGTATTGAATTATATGAACTGTCCCATTTTTAACTCTAAGGCTTTAGCTGTTTTGCTTGGTGTTTGAAGCTAGTTTTGTTTAAAGTAAACCGATTAAGCCTTTTACCAATGCAACAATGATGTTGAAGCCAAAAGTAAGCGTCGCTATGAGTCCACTCCAAATTATCTTTTGTTTGGTGGATAGGGCAACATCTTTTTCTTTTAATTTTGGTATATCAACTTCCATGATTTTGGAAAATCTTGAGTTCAAATTTTCCACACGGGCTTCAAGACGATAAAGAGCTTGCGCATTGCGTTGTCCTTCTGCAATATGTTCAGAATTCTTATCGAACTTTTTATGAAGATCGATTAGGGACTTCTTTATCTCTTCGATAAGTTGTCTAACGTCTTCACGCTCCCGTGAGAACTCACGCTGAGTAACATAATTTCCATTTTCTGGTTCTGTCATGGTAACACTAAATATTACCAGGCAGTTGTGTCATCTAATCAGATTGTGTGTCTTGTTCATAGGAGAAACGCCAATTATTTGAATTGCTCATTGACTTTTTATAGTGGCAGGTAGGACAAAGAACTTGACATTTTTCTATTTCCATGGCAACTCGGATTAATTTGAAGCCATTGGCATGCCTAAGAGCCTCGGATATGGCAAACAATTTAAAATCTGGGTTTATGTGATCAAATTGAAGGACTCTCCAGTCATTGAAACCGCATTCATTGCATTTGTTGTTTATTAGCTTCTGGTAAACCAGTTCTTTGATTAATTCGATCTTTCTTTTACCTGTCAGCTTTTTATAGCTGTGGTTATTCCACTTCATGTTTGGGTTGTTCCAATTCATATCTAAGATCATGGTTACTGCTAAAATAAATGAAAAAGAAAATAATAAAAAAGTTGCCAAGATCATTTGGGAAAAAGACGAATTGATAAGAAACCTCACTTATCAAACCCAGGAACTGGAAGAGTCTCTCGGGAGACTGCAGAAAGAGAACGCAGGGCTCCGTATTTTGTTCGAGGAGGGCAGAAGTTTATTGTCCAGGGTCTTCGATGATGGAGAAAAGTTTTCTTATCTGGGAGCCATCAAAGCCCTGGTGAAAAGAATTGAAAAACTACAAGAGTTCATTAAACAAAATGAATTGGAAGTGCCAAAAATGTAAATTACATTTGTAATGGTTTTGGTTCTTTCTGGATTTGTCTTAAGAAACAAAACAAAACCCCCGGTGAGAATTCTCACCGGGGGTTCATTGCATATATGAAAAGAATCAAATGACAAAAACTCATGAATGTTCAGGAACAAGAACATAATATTCGATTGGAATTTGAAAGTAAACTCGTTTTCAGGTGATGTGTTAAAAGAAAAAGCCGGGTAAATACCCGGCTTTCTTGTTAACTTCTAAGAAGAAGGTTCACTCTTCAAATATTTGTTTCATTCGATGTTCTCTGCGTTGGATTTGTTCATCCCTCAATTTATTATACTGTTCTTGTTCTTTGAATTCATGTCGTAGCTGGAGAATTCCCTTGTGAATAATTCTTTCGATGAGTGCTTCAGGGTTCTTCAGATACTTTTCACAATAAAGTTTTAGGAAATCCCGATCCTTCTTCTGAAGTTTTATCTGGTATATCTTTTTCAAGATATGGGCTTTGCCCATGGGTCTCTGACCCATAGCTTCAAGTGTTTTCACACTTTCTTCAGATGAATTTTGTTTGGTTTCTGTTATCATTTTGTTGTTCAATGACTGGCTGGATACCCGAAGGGTTCCTAGCCATAGTGAGACTTATAGTCGAACGTGTCATTTTATTTTGGCTGGAGAGAAGTCCAATGGAATATTAAACCATTTAGCCCAAACTTTAATGAATTCAAAATTCTCTTCATTGGCTTTTAAAATCCATAATTTCTTTTCTTTAATAAACCTCAATGATCCAGTTATTTCAGGATCTAATCCCATTGCTTCGTTAATCCTATTAAACAATTTAAGATACTCAAGCTTTTCTTTAAAATCTTTACCAGAAAAACGAATTAGGAAGGTTTTACCTGATTTGCTCAATTGTACTGAATTTTCAAATTCATGAGGAGTTGTGTTTTTCAATTCAAAGAATCTTTTCTGTATATCGTTCATCATTTGATTATGATGAACCGATTGAATTCAGGAATAAACCCTATATCTCCTGAGGGGATATTCCCTTCCAGCAAATTCAATTCACTGTGAACTGACGAATACCTGGAAGGTTGAGGATGTGAACCAATTAATTCATTTTTGTATGAAGTGATTGAATAATCTCCCAGCAAATTCAATTTCCTGTGAACTGACGAATACCTGGAAGGTTGAGGATGTGAACCAATTAATTCATTCTTGAATGAAGTGATTGAATAATCAACCGTGGATGAGATTGAATTTTGTTGAACGCTAGTGAAACAAAATCAATCGAAGTGAAGTCGAACGAAGTGAGAAGAACGGTTGATTATGATTGAACGGAATCAATTTAAGATTGATTTAATTAGTAATTCTTATTAATTAGTAATTCTTATTAATTAGTAATTCTTACAAGGGTTGAATACCCGGAGGGTTGAAACCCTATAATTGACGCCTCGACTCTGACGTAGTCACGATCGGACGCCCGTCGTAGAGCGTGACGTGTTTTTCAATAGATGTATTTAATTTCCAAAAGAATTGTTATAAAGTATTTTATTCCCATCAATTGGTTAAACCAATTTTGGTATTGTGTTAGAAAGCAGCCTGGAGAAATTCAATGTCTACCAAGGCATGTCTTTCAGCAAGACGTGCCCAATTCTGGAGAAGAAAAAAAGTTTACAAAGACTCTTCATTTATTTTATGGGAAGAGTCAGGAGAAGATGAGAAATTTATTGAATGGAGCAAGCCTTTATTACCTTGGAAAGCAAGTGTAAAAGGAAATCAAAGGGCATATCTGTTTTGGAAGATTAATAATGGAGAATTGCTTATAAAGATTAGGAACACCTGGCAATCCTATCCTATCCAGAAGCCTGAATTTTCTAAATTTCTGAAGCTAACACAACAAAAAAGTGTTGCTAAACAAATAATACTAGGCTTCTCCGAGAAGAAGAAATCTGTGTTTATGGTGTTACCTACCAAGACAAAATCCAAAAAAAAGAAAACACTGAACAGATGTCTAAAGATGAACTTTATCATTTCAATCAACAACCAAACAGATGCTCAGAGCATGGACTGGTTATGGATTCGGATTTTCTTTGTATTGTTTGTAAGTTGAAATTAGAAGGGAAACCTATTCCAACATATTCCGTACATCAACTTGGAGAAACAACCAAGGATGAATCCCAACTTAATTGGGGACACCGTAAACCCAAATACAAAAACGGCACCAAGATCAAAAAAGATGATTCTTCTGAACAGTCCAACAAAGATGACAAAGGAGAACATAAAACTCCCAACAAAACAAAAAAGTCTTAGAAATTATGACAAATGATAGTTGTAGTAAACCAATTTCCCCTATTAAACCAGGAGATTTGGTTCAATTAAGCTCAAATGTCCGCCCATATGGCTGGACAAGTTCTTCACTCAAACCAGAAGAAATAATAGACTTGGATTCTGTTGATTATTGGTTTTCAATTTCCCCGTTCATGTATGTTGATGAAATTGTTGAGAAAATCAATTTAAAAACGATAGACAACTCTAACGGACAAGCTTCGGTTCAAGCAGTTCTTTTTGATGACAGAATATTTTATATTCTTTGTAGTAAAACAGATTTAGAGAAAATTATATTCTGACTGTAAAAAAGTAACCACAAACAAGCACAGGAATATGGTGTTTTAAACCCATTTTAAAAAAGTGGGTTCGGAGTTTAAACCGAGGTCGAAATACGATATATACTGTATGTCTTGAAGCTGTCGCCTTTCAGCCCTATGGTTACCATGGGCAAAGCCCATATGAGTCAGAACCCACCCTGGGTGTTTTCTATATTCGTTACACGGGCGGTTTTATTTATCGATACACGGATGTGTCCAAGAAAAAGTTTTTGGGTTTGAAGCGTGTTCAGAGTGCTGGCAGGTACTGCCATAAGCACATCAAGGGAACTTACGACTGCGAGAAAGTTTGAGGTTATTAAATGAT